CGGGCCGAGGTGGGAACGGCTTGCCGTTGTTGCCGATGCGCGGCTCCGGCTCTTGAGCGTACCACTCCACCGACTTGGCGCCGAGCGAGCGCAGAGCCGTGCCCTTGTTTTTTCCGAAGTGCACCTCGACCGAGCCTGGGTCGGCCACGAGCTCGCTGGGCTGCGGGATGTCCTTCGGAGCACCAGCCGGAGCCGGCGCGGAAGCTGCGGACGGAGCCGCTGGCTTGTTGGCGAGCAGCGCGCGGATGGCGCGGAGCTCGGCGATGATCTGTTCTGCGTGTTGATCGGTCATTGTGTTCTGGCTTTGGGTTTACGTAGTCCGAGGATGTGGCGCATCTCCCATTCGCGGAAGGACGCGGTGACCTGCTTGTGGATCTCGCGCCACGTCACCCAGCCCTCGCCGGGAATGAATACCCAGTAGTGCGAGCGCTCCTTGTGCCCGTGCGTCCCGGTGTAGCGCGCCGCGGAGTGGCCGCCGCCGGTCAGGTTCTTGATCGGGTTGCTGCGGTTAAAGTCATTTTGCATAGCGGAGCCAGCGTACCTCCCGTGCGTAAGCAAGCGCCTGATCGCGCATCGACTGGCGCAGCAGCCGCCGATTGAGCAAGCTGTGCTGCCGCTTGGATTGATCGCGGAAGACGACCGCCTTGCCGAGCGCGTAGTGCGAGTAAGCGAGGCCCGACGCAAACAGCGCCTTGGTCGCGCGGTTCATCGGCTGGCCCTCCGTTTCTCGATCATCCTCTGTTCCTCGCGCGAGATGTAGACCGACTTGAAGCCAGCGTCCCACGCGAGCCGATAAGCCCACGAGACAGAGATGCCGGCCTCGTGCGCGAACTCCTTTGGCGTCTTGCCGGCGAGTAGTGCCTTGGCGATCATCTTGGGTATCATACGAGCGCGAGTTCAGTCTGTGACTTTGCAAGCGTGAGGTTAGCGCAGGCTTGCTCGAAGTAGCTTCTCTTGAGCTCGGATCCGACGAAGCGGCGGCCAAGCTTTAAGGACTGGTAGCCCTCCGATCCGATGCCCGTGAACGGCGAATAGACGAGGTCGCCAGGATTTGACCAAAGCGTCACGGCTCGCTCGATCACGTCCAGCTGAAGCGGGCAGATGTGCTTCTCGTCGGCGTTGTCACGCGCGCCATCGCGATTGAGAACGCGGCCTTGATCGACCGTCATCCAGACTGGCGAGGCATACTCCTGCCACATATCGACCGGGAACGAGCTCGGATCCTTGGTCACGGGTTTCGGATTCTCTCCCGGCTTGCGGAAGACGAGCAGGTAATCAGCGCAGCCAACGCGCGAATCGCAGCTGTCGGCCTTGAGCGTCTTGTAAAGCAGACCGTGCGCCTTTGTGCGCTGCATCTCGGTGACGGGTGATTTCCAGATGCAGATGCGGGAATGGAAAAGGAAGCCGTGGCGCCAGAATGCGCGAATGATTTCCCCGCTGAAGTCTTGGAACTCGATGCGACCGTGCTTCCACTTGGTCGACAAGAGGTCGACGCAATGCACGGCGACCTCGCGGCCTGGCACCATAATGCGCGCGATCTCCGCAATGAGGAACTCGAAATGCTTCGTGAAATCCTCGAGGCCGGCGCAGTTGCCCATATCCTGGAGGTCATCCGAATAGGTGAAGAGATCGGCAAACGGCGGCGAGAAGATCGAGAAGTCAATCGACTCGTCGGCAATCTCCTTCGCCACGCGAACGCAATCGCCGTGGTAGACTTTCCAGTCGTCGCCAGTCTTAAAGTCGACGGCCGTGTTCTTCTTCATTTCCTTGATGCGGTTCTCGGCAAACGCTGCCGCCGCGAGTTTCATCTTCTCTTGCATTGTCTGGTGTTGATGGATCTTCCGGTTGATGGCTTGGGTAATGGCTCCTTCGGTCTCCGCTTGCACGATGTGCGCGTTGACTGGCTTCGTCTGGCCGAAGCGATAGGATCGACGAAGCGCCTGGTAAAAGTCCTCGAACGAGTAACTGAGGCCGACGAAGGCCACGTTGCGGCAATGCTGCCAGTTGAGGCCCATACCGCAGATTGATGGCTTGCTGATGATGACGCGCGCTCGACCATTCGTGAAGGCAGCGATCTTCTGCTCCTTTGCTTTCGGAGTTTCGGATCCTCGCACCTCGAGCGCGTCGGGCATTAGCGCCTTGAGCTTGTCGGCTTCGTCGTTGGTATTGCACCAGACGATCCACGGCTCGCTCGAGTTGTTGACGAGCGATGCCACTCGCTTCGCGCGAGCCTCCGACGTGAGCCGCATCTCTTCGTGCATCGTGGTTGCCGAGAGCGTGGCGTGACGGAATAGCTCTTCGCCCGAGTGGTCCCGCTGATCGACGGCGACCATCTCCACGATCATATTGAGCGGAGGCAGGATGTAGCCCTCGTCCGAGAAGCCGATGTCGCTTGGCCGGCTGACGCACGCGGCCCAGCTGGCGAGCCATTTCCAGAACTCTCCCTCGGCGTGACCCTTCAGCCGCCAGTCGCCGGTGTTAAAGGTATCGTTGATGAAGAACGTCGCGAGCATCTGCGCCGGCGAACAGATGCCGAGGAACTCGGCGTGCTGGCCGAACTCCGTGTAGTCGTTGGGACTAGGCGTCGCCGTGCAGCAGAGACGATATGGTGTGCGGCTGAAGGCTTCGGTCAGCGCGATGCGCGTCTTGCCCGTAAACGCCTTTAGGATCGACGACTCGTCGAGCACCACGCCTGCGAACGCGGCAGGGTTAAAGTGCTCGAGCTTCTCGTAATTCGTGATCCAGATTCCTGGCCCAGCCTGCACCTCGATGCCGTCTTGAAGGACGGTTGCCGTGATGCCGAACTTCTTTCCCTCCTCCGCGGTCTGATGCGCGACCGCGAGTGGAGTCAGGATGAGCACCGGCATATTGGTGAACTGCGCGACCTGGCGCGCCCACTCGAGCTGCTGCGCGGTCTTGCCTAGCCCGCAGTCCTCAAAGAGAGCGGCGCGACCCTGGCGGATGGCCCAGCGCACGATTGACTTCTGCCAATCGAAAAGCGGAGCCTTGATCTCGAACGGCTCGAAGCCGCTTGCCTGCGCGACCTTAGTCTTCGCGTCGATGAACTCGTCGTAAGTCATCGCATCGCCCTCCGCACCTTGTCGGCGTAGCCCAGCGTCGCCGTCTTGCGGTGTCCGGTCGGGCCGCCGTTGTGGATCCGCGCTAGGGTCGCCACATCGCCCGCTTGCCAAGCAGCCGGCGCGTAACGCTTGAAGTAGGCGGTCGCGACGCGGCGCGCGTAGGCGAGGTCGGTGACCTGCTCGTAGCTTCCGGCGACGCGCGAGTCGGCGTGATACGCGCGGCTGATCTGGAGCGGTCCGAGGCTCTTGCCGTTGTCGCCGAGGATGGCGCCGTGCCGGCCCGAGGTCTCGACTTGATGCAATGCCCGCCAGAAGCTTTCCGGCGGCGCGGCGTAGCTGGCAGAAGCCAGCGCGAGGAGCGCGAGGATGCGCTTCACGACGCCACCTCCGCGCGGAAGATCGGCGCCATCGAATACTTGCCGAGCGCGTAGACATACTCGCCGCGGTCATCGCTGCGGATCTTCACGCGCTTCGTGCTGCCGTGAGCCTCGACCGTAGCGAAGGAGCCCTTGCGGTCGATAACCTTTACCGAGAAGACGCAGTCGTAATCACAAGCGCTGCGAGCTTCGAGAACCTGGCCGGATTGGATGGGAGCGGTCATTTGTCGTTGTTTTGTCTCGGGCGTGATTGCCTCCGACACCACCGACAATGCAGACCCGCGCGCCGCTGTCAACTCTTTTTCTCAAAATTCTATCCGGCGGGATCGGACAGTCAGATATCAGTACGTGTAGTAGGTCGGATTTGAGACTGTGACGGACACGCTTGCACCGCTCGGAGTGATGGTGCCCGAGCGCACGGTCTGGCCGAAAAAGACCATCGTTCCTCCGTTGGTGCTGGAATAATCGTTACCACTTAACAGCGTGTCGCCGCCTTCAAATGAGCCCTCGAACAGAAACACCAAAGCATACTTCGCCGTGCTCGTGTTGTAGTAGACCTGGCGAAAGCTGAAGGAGAACGAGGAGTTTACGCCGTCCCAGTCCAGAAGGTCGTAGGCCGCGGTGCAGATTCCATCGTTGTACGTCACGGCAGACCCGAAGTCCGCGCAGACCCGGTCTCGCGGAGGAAAGGTCGGAGCGTTGATGATGTCACCGACGCCGCCTCCGGTGCCGTTTCGCATCGCGATAAAGCTGCCAGAGCTGCTCTGCGAGTTGGCGCCATATGAGGCGTACATCGAGATGTCGGCGGAATTGAGATTCCACCAGTAATCCATCACGGCAGCCAGCGTGCTCTCCTCGATCCTCGGTTGATTGAGCGCATCGAGCTCGGCCGTCGTCTTGTCCTCGATGCAATGAGCAGTCGGCGAAAGCAGACGCGGATAGATGAACGGATCAGCCGGCATCAGTAAGGCTCAGAGGCGAGCACGAGCATCTTCTTCGGCGTGCCGTTCTGGCAGACGTCGATCTCGCGAAGCTGAATCGTGCCGCTGATTGAGGTGTAAGGGATTGTGATGACCGGCCCGCCTGCGCCGATCTCGAGGCCGGCAGAGTTCACCTTGAAGTAGTTCGTGCCGTAGTTCACCACCGCGCCGGCGCTGCCCAGCGAAGAGGTAACACTCCCGTTGCTGTAGGTGATTCCACCGCTGGCTATCTCCCAGCTTGCCGTGCCATCAGTCCAGTCGATTCCGAGCTCATCGACCGTGATCGTGCGGCTGCCGTTGTCCTCGACCACAAGCCCTCCAGGCCCGATGCCAGCGCTCACGCTAAGGTCGCCGTAACGCACGCCGAACTGATCGATCAGAACGGTCATACTGCCGCTCACGTAGTCGAAGCCGAGCTCGTCCATCCGCGAGCGATTGCTTCCGCCGTCGTTGACTTCAACGCCGCCTTGGCCGGCTTTGACCAGAATTAGCGCATCCGAAAAGTAGTAGCCAGTCGAACTGATGCGCCACGCATCGGTCGTGTCGGTCCACTTGATTTCGGTCGCGCTGAACTCTGCGGCGTCGCTGCCATCGGTGAAGCTAACTTTGGCTACGCCGTAGGTCGCGGAGAGGGTTGTCGACGCGACGTAGATAAACCCAGGCCCGACGGCGCCGGTCGCGCTGCCGTTCGTGAACGTGAAGCCGTCGAGGTCGATGTACGCCTTGTTCGTCGAGTCCTGCCAGACCAGGCCGTTCTCTCCGACCGTGATCGAGCCCAAGAGGCCATCGATGAAAAGCTCGGTGTCGCCCAGATACTGATCCGCGTTCGGCCCCGAGTAGAAGAAGCCGGTTGCGCTAATCTGCGTCGTCTCGTCAGCGTCCGCGATGCGCGCCACGGTGATGCCGTAGGTCGCGACGTTGGTGCCGTCGGTCAGATTGAGCGCGGTGGGACCGAGCGAGGCCGTCGCGCTAGCGCTTCGGATCTGGTAGCCGTCTTGATCGAGATCGAGCCGCGAGCCTCCAGTCGAGATGACGATGCCAGCGCCATCGATCCAACTGTAGCCCGAGGAATCAGAGAACGTAACGCCGGCGCCAGCTACTCGGAAGGTCGCCGAGCCGTTCGCCCAGGTCACGCCGCGGTATCCAATGCCGGCCTCGATTGAGCCGGAGGAGTAGTCGAAGCCGTAGTCGTTGACGTGGTACGTGTCGGTGCCGTTCGTGTACGTGATGCCGGTGTCGTAGATCTCGAAGTCGACGGTCCCGTTGTTGAACAGGAACCCGTCGAGCGACATCGACATCGTGACGCTACCGCTGCGGATCTCGAGCCGCTGCGGGTAGGCGGTCGGACTGGCCCAGGTCGAGTGCTTGACGACGGCGTTTAGCTTCCCGTCGTTTCCGACTACGTCCACCGGATCGCCAGATGCCGTGCCAGTCGTGCTCGAGCCGCGAATGATCACGTTCGCATCCGAGGCGACGATGGTTATCCCGTTCTCGCCCTTCATCGTCTTTACGACGTCGACGAGCGCGTTGTGCTTCGCGCCAACTTCGACGAACGCAGCCGGAAGCTGCTGGATCTTCAGTCCGCTCATATGCTAGCTGGCCGGGATGTAGCGCGTGACACGTTCAAAAATGTTTCCGTAGAATCTCGCTCGGGTCGACGATGATGCGACGATCAGGACTTGGTTTTTTACCATTGCTGCGTACTGCGACGAGGTCGGCTTCGTTGACGAGTTTAGCTGGTTGAATTGCAGCGCAGCCCCGGTCGTGTCGACTGGCGAAAACTCGTTGATGATTGGGAGGGAGCCATCAAGCGCGGTAACGCTCGTTAGCGCGTAATCGTGCACCA